AGATCTTCAAAAAGTGCAGTGTTGGAGTAGAATGCCTCGTAAAGTTCCGGTACTTGGTTAGGGTCAAAAAACGTGATGTTTTGTTTGAGTTTAAATCTACGCCAGAAAAAAGCAGAAAGCACCACCCCATAGTCCATGTGTCGGACACGGGTTTCTTCGGTTCCTTGATTGTTCTTGAGCACAATAAGATCATCGAATTGAAGATGCCAGATGGGATAAAAAACAGTGGCACTTGCATTGCGGATACCTCCTTGTGAACATGACCGTAAATCACCAAACCATTTCTTTAAGAATGGTATCATGCCTGTGTGCATGATCTCTCCGCCACGAATGGGTGAGCCCAACGGGCGCAGTCGCCCAATCTCCAAACCAATGCCAGCACGTTTGCTGGCATACTTGGCCATCATCTCACCCGAAGCGAATATACTATCAAGATCGTCGTCACTCCTGATAAGTACACAACTACTAAACTGTTTAGTAGGAGTGCCGAGCCCTGCAAGCACAGGTGTAGCAAGAGTAAACAAACCATCACTGGCGGCTTGATAATATTCTTTAATATAACGCATTCTAGCCGTGTTAGGCTCTTCTTTGTGAAACACTGTAGCCGCGGCCACCATGTATCTGACTTGGGGAGTTTCATATGTTTTTCCTGTTGAACGATTTTTTACAAGATACTTTTCAATCAACTGCTCAATAGCAGCATAAGAATACTGTTCATCCTTGGCATGATCAATCATGCCCTGCATGCGATTCCAGTCTTCTTCACTATACCATTCCAACAGTTCAGGAGTGTACAGACCTATTGCCACATTTGTTTTCACAATGTCATACAAGTGGGGAGGATCGTAACTACCGTATACGTCTTTGCGTAGCATTGATAGTCGCTGTTTACCTGCTACATGCTGATAATTGGTGTGCCCAACATCGGGATTTTGCTCTATATCAATGAGATCCACAATGGCTCGTAAGGTGATGCCATCAATTTCTTTGGTGGTAATTCCATCGTAAAAATGTAGCTGTGTGCGTATCTCTATCATGCTCTGACTTACATCTGCTATGCCTGCACACACTTTGGCAATTTGGGTTTGCCACTTTTCCAATGCTAATGGCTCGCGCTGTCCGCTGCGCTTGACAACTATTATATTTTTCATTTTCGCTACTTTATTTGTGTTTTTATTTGTTCTTGACCGACACTGTGCAGGACATCAAACGGTGCTAGATTGATATTTAACACTTGTTGTCTGTCCCAATTCAGTATATATTTCTTTTGACCAACTAGGACTAAATTGTCGCTGCCAGTGTCTACTAATTCAGCATCCTGTATGAGAGGATGGTCTATCATTGCTATAGTATACAGTATTCCTAGCCCGCGAGCAAGAGAGCAGAACAAATTGTCGTCTAATAATTCCCAAGGACTGGGCCAGGTTGCTTGATCATCCCAGTGCAAATGGTAAGCACGCCAAGGTGTATCAAACCACCAATCATTAACGTCAATTAATATTTTGTCAACAGAAGCGTTGGCACATTGGGTACGCAGTTGGTTCCAGGCAGCCAACCGTTGATCAAAGGTTGAGTGCCACATTAGGCCAATTTTGTAGTAGAATAAGTTAAGGTAGCGTCTGAGCCAGTGTTAGTTGTGGTGTACCGAATTGATACAGAACTTCCTGTTTCAGTAGCAGTAAATGCCACACCAGTGGCAGAATTTTGTAGTCCACTGTCACTGTAATTTAAATTAACACCGGTGCCGTCAGTGCTGGCCACCACAGTAACTTTTCCAGTTCGAGTTGTAGTACCACGCACTACAGTATAATCAAAGTCAAACGCACGGATCAGTGTTGAATTAATTGTAAAAATTACAGTTGGTGACGATGTGTTATTGACCAATGTGGATCTTAACCCACTGAATCTCACATAGTTGCCTAGCGCCAATTGATAACCATTTTCTGTGGTAATACAAATGGTATTGTTGGTGTCAATTCTTGGCACAGCACTTGAGTCACCACGTTCGAACATGTCTCCCACACTTACGTTGTTGTTGGCATCAAATGTAATTACTGGTGTGACCGGAGATCCAACTCCGTTAAAATGATTGCCAACATCATAATAAATGTTGTACCCAGACATGTTCAAGCTGGTGCCTGCAGACACTTTGAATCCTTCTGCATAGATATTGTCAAAACTGTTGCCCACCACACGGAATCCAGTTGGACCGCCGTCAACAGGAGCAGGATCTCCCAACAACACTCCTTGGTACAAGGTGTCAAATACACTTTCAGTTACCAAGCATCCACGAACATTGTATTCAGTGTTAATGCCATAAGTTAGTCCGCTGAATTCACATCTTCTAAAAGTAATATTATTAGTTGCAATGCTGTCAGAATTAAATCTTACGCCTGCAATATTATCTGTGTCACTTATCAAATCTCCAGTGGTCAATGCACCACTAAAACTAACGTCAGTAAATGTACAAAAACTGGCATCCTCCACTAGGAACACGTCTGTGATTTCCACTGTGCGAAATCCCATTGAAGAAATTTCAATGTTAGTTGGCAGTGTTGCACTGCCATCACCCATGGCTGCACCTGTTTGTTGAAGGCTATCACCATACCTAGCACAGTATGCACTCAACGAACTAATGTCACTGGACACATCCAGTTGAATCACACTAGAGTTTGCACCTTCGCCGTAGAGCTTGGCATATGGTGGAATAATAATATATTCAGTTGTGCGATAAACACCAGCTGGAAAAAACAAACTTCTACGAATTTGTGGGTTGGTCTGTACACAATACAATTGATACAATGCACGATTGATTGCTACTGTGTCGTCAGTTACTCCATCACCGACAGCACCAAAATCAGTCACGCTGGCCCATTGATCCATCCACGATTGTAAATTCTGATTGATATCAGACCCTGCTGTTGGGCCAGTCTGTACTATGTAACCGGCTGCAGCGCCTTGATACACATATTGGGCTGTGAGCAAAATATCAGAAAATTCAGTAAGGATTTCTGTATTCCCAATTACCGGTGCGCCTTCTTGCAATGTGCCATTGCCAATGAATAACTGGCGTGTGTCAACTGCCCACCCGAATTCAGCGCCAACCAATTGAGGAAGACTGCTAAATGCACCTTTACGATTTGTAATTTGACTAATTTGTACTATTGCCATATGGGTCTCGATTTCTTGCTGTATTTATAGCAAATCAATCAAGCGCATGAGTCACATAATACTGTTCGACCTTTTTCCACCAAATACTACGGTACTTTTCGAACTCCCCGCCTTCCAGTACAAATTCCTGGTATTTAGGCTGGCCTACGATGTTGTGTTGCTCATCTAGATCAGGCTTAACACACATCAAAATTACACCTTTTTTAATTTGTGTACCATGCAGTTCATTGTGGGCTTCTGCGTATGCACACAGTTGGACAAAGTAATCGTCAATCCATTCTCGTTTTTTAGGCTTGTTGGTTTGCTTGTAATCCAGTATGCTTTCTTCATTTAAATGAATGCCGGCGCCGTCTGTGGTACCTGCATACACACCGGGAAAATACAAGGGTACTTCAATGCCCCAAAATTCACTTACATTTTTTAGTCCCTTATTGACCACTTCTTCTGCCATGATATGGCTGGGCCATGAGAATGGGTTTGACCCGCGAGCGGGTATGGCACCTTCTCTGATGTACTTTTCAAGATAGGTATGCATTCTAGTGCCGCGATTGGCTGCCTCTGTGGTAATAGCTTGTGCTCGTTCTGCGCCTACTGCACGCCGCCAATTGTGCAAGGCAGCTTTACTCTCTTCACTTTTGGTTCGGTCTAATATTGTAGTTACTGATGGTAACTTGTTACCATCTGGAGTGGCGTAGAATCTTTTACCGTCTATTGTGACCCTGGGTATGGGTTGATAATCAAATTTTGGATTGTACAAGTTAAACTCTAAAACTTTCTCCGCAACCGCAACGGTCACGTTCATTGGGATTCTGAAATTCAAAGCCTTCGTTAAGACCTTGGCGCACATAGTCTACTGTGATACCTTTGAGATATACGTCATTTTTCTTATCAACCAACACCACAAAGTCCGGTTGGGCATAGTTGATGTCAGACTCTAAAGGTTTGTATTCTTGTACATATTCTAACACGTAAGCCAGGCCAGAGCAACCTGTAGTTTTTACCCCAAGTCGAATACCAGCATAGTCTTTGGCTTGCAAAAGTCGTTTTACTTTGGTATACGCACGGTCAGTTAGAGAGATCATGTTTTTTACGATAGTCAGCTACGGCTGCTTTAATGGCGTCTTCAGCAAGGATGCTACAATGGATTTTGACAGGTGGCAGCGAGAGTTCTTGAGCAATCTCTGAATTTTTAATAGTTGCCGCTTGGTCAAGCGTCCGGCCTTTAACCCACTCGGTAATGAGAGAACTGGAGGCAATCGCACTGCCGCATCCGTAGGTTTTGAATTTTGCGTCTGTGATGATGCCATCTTGTACCTTGATCTGAAGTTTCATTACGTCACCGCATGCGGGTGCGCCAACCATACCAGTACCAATATCAGTATCACTCTTATCAAAAGAGCCCACATTCCTGGGATTTTCATAGTGTTCAATTACCTTTTCTGAATATGCCATATCAATCCTTTAATAATTCTTGTAATTCGCCTTGTTCATACATTTCTGTCATGATGTCTGACCCTCCAATAAATTCTCCTTTAACATACAATTGAGGAATTGTAGGCCAATGACTGTATTCTTTTATTTGCTGTCTTATGTTGTTATCTTCTAATACATTTACAGTATGGAGAGATTTTATTCCACACGCTTTAAGAATCTGTATAGCACGACCAGAAAATCCACACATGGGAAACTGTGCTGTGCCTTTCATAAACAACACAACGTCATGGGTTTTTACCAATTGATCAATTTCCATTTATGGTCCAATATTGTTGAGTTTTCATTATGATCAATCACTTAGTTGTGTAAGCTATATTATTGTGAACAAGTTCTAGTTCTGGTAATAGTACCATCTGCATATTGTGTTTCGGTCCAAGGTGTGCAAACAGAACGCATGGGCGGTTGAATAACCACCGGGGGCGGAACGTAGCCGTAATTGTAAACTGGCTCGGAGTGGTTGCGTGTTAACGCATATCCAATTACTCCGCCGACAATTACTGGTGCTATCCAGTTTCCACCATGTCTATGGTGATGATGGTGTTGTGCTTGAGCCGACACAGCCATGGTTACCAAAACGAGAGCAATGAGTTTTTTCATACGGGCCTCCTACAGCATAGTATACTATATTTAACGTTAGAAGTCAACGTAACGTTGACTGGATTGATCAAACGTCTCGATCTTTTTTGGCTGCCGATTTGGCAGCACTGGCCACAATGTTTTGAGCCTGGTCCACTGGCATGGCAACATCTGGTTGACCGTTTGAAAAAGTTATAATATCTTCGCCTGGTTGAATGGGTTCTATTACCCCATTCAATGGAGGTTGGTTGCTGAGGTCTGCTAATGTCTGCGTACTAATTTCAATGCCCAAACTTTGTGCAATGTTTACAAAAGTTCCAGTATTGATTTGTTTCTTACCGTTGGTGTTTTCAGCTCGTCCCAGTAAGAATTGAGCTACACCCAGCAACCGTTGGGCTGTTGGGTCTGCCATTTCATTGATACGCATTATCTACGCTCGCGACCCAATGATGCCATCGGAGCACCTAGTTTGGGATCCATATCGTCGGCAGCATCAGTGGCCATGGCGTCAAGATCGTCTTCAGCACCCAATTCAGCACCAGCGTCGGCACCCAATTCTGCACCAGCTTCAGCACCTGGCACTACTGGAGCAGCGGCTTGGCCAGTTACCACACCCAATGCCTGTTCCATTTGTAGCTTGCTGTTTTGCAAGTTTTGTACCAGGCCAGCCAATGCAGCAGTGGCGTCATTGTTGAACTGTGCAGCTTGCTCAACACCAACTTGATTTTTAATTGAATCAACCAAGGCTGGCAATTCTTTAAACTGCAAACTGGTTGTGTCTTCAATCATTTTTTGCATCTTGTCGACCATGTCTTGGGCAGCAAGAACAACTTGAGCCTGTTGCACTTCGCTTTCTTTGAGGAAGCCACCAGTATTGTTTTCTGAAGTCTGCATGGCCAAGATAGCGTTGGCTTTCTTTTGCTCGTCGGGGTTCAGCACTTGCTTGTTCTTGATCTTGGTTTGAATGGCTTTCATTGCAGGATCATTCACATCAATGGCAACTACTTCTTCTTCAAACAAACGCTGTGACAATGCCTGTTCCATCATCATTAATTTGATGTAAGCAGGATTGCGTTCGCTTTGATGGAAGTCACGATTGGCACGGTGTTCATTGACCAGTTTGCGAACTCGGCCAAGCATGGT